CCATCATCAATATTCCAATCATGAGTGCTAGTATGATTTCCAGATCTAGCCCTACCCTCAGTTGCCCATTCAGAATATATTGGTCCAATAAATTTATGTTTATCATGAACATCAGTAGCAAGTGTCTGAGTTCTATAATGTAATTCTCCACCTGCTCTTGAAATATATCTATTGGTATCATAGAAATATAATGTTTCTGTTATTGTGTGTGCACCAGTAGTTGTTGCACCAGTTGTATGTATTCTAAATCTTTCAGTATTATTTACAATACTTCTGGAATAATCAGCAGTAATATCAAATCTATCAGCACTACTACCATGTTCTCTTCTTAAACTTAAATCTTCATTATAAGCAGTTATAATACCTGTATCTACTGTGATTTGTTTATTAAAATAAAATTTGTTTCTATCAGTTTGTATATGACCCCAATCTGCATTCATTGCTCCTATTTCTACTAATCCATCATCAGTATATATTCGTAATCTTGATGATGGATACATATATGTATCTCCTGCTAAAGATGCATCTCCTAATATTAGTAAATTACTACTATCTATTTTAGCAATATTTCTTATTGATCCACCAGTATCTCTACCCTCTAATGCTCTATTATTATTACTAATTAAGAAATCATAATAGGTATATAAATCTCCATTAGTATGAAACATTCCAGCATTTGCACTTAACTCACTTGAATACCAAGTATATTGATTATTGAGATTAATACCAACAATCCAAGATTGTTCATTATTCTGATACCTTATTTGTGCATTTGCATCAGCAGTTGTTTTAATTCTTACTTGTGTATTGCCACTTGTTCCATGAACATGAAGGACATCTTCTGGGGATGTGGTTCCTATTCCTAATCCAGTAGAGTTTAAACTCATCATATCACCAGAACTTGCATTTTTAAAAGTATAAGTATTATTATATAATGTAAGAGCATTACTTGCACCATATAAACCATTAACACCAGTTAATGCACCACCAATATTTAATTGTCCACCAAAAGTTGCAGTTCCAGAAGAATTAATAGTTAATCTCGCTGTGCTATTTGTTCTTGCTACCCAATTACCCCCTTGAGTTCCTGTTTCAGTAGTTCCAGCACTATCTGTGGCTCTCATTAAAGCACCACCAGTATTTGTTTCAATTTTTAATGCCTCATAGTTAGCAGTATGATAAACATGAAGTGAATGTGCTGGTGATGTGGTTCCTATTCCTAAATCATTAGTAAAATAACTATCTCCATCTGCTCTTAATCTTATTTTTGTTGTATAGGCTTGACTATCAGTTGGACTATCTGGTTGATATAGTTCTAACCAAGCACTACTACTTGCACCATATAAACTTGCAATAGGCACTGCACCACCTTGACCACCTCTTGCTATTGTAGTTCTAGATCCCCATCTTCCACCATATATTTCTAAGTGATCACCAGATGTTAGTTGTGAAGTTCCACCACTTGTATCATCAAAATAACTAATATTTACTGCTTGAACTGCAGAATTATAAGATAATTGTCCTAACTCTAAAACTAAACCCTCAGAACTATTACCTCTAAATTTTCCAACTCCAACTACATCTAACTCTTCTGCTGGTGATGCAGTTCCAACCCCCAAATTTGTTCCATCAAAAGTAAGATTGGCTTCTCCATTTAAAGCAGTAGAACTACTGAAAGTAGCGACCCTATTATCTGATCCATTAGCAACTGCTGATACAGCACCAGCACTAAATCCAGTATCATCAAATTCAGTAAGCCTTATTTCATTGATTGCTTTTCTTTTTAGAGTTCCACTATCTAATATAGCCATTTCATCTGATCCACCTACAACAGCATCAGTCATATCAGCAAGATAACTACCAAACTCACTAGCATCTAAAGTGATAGTAGCAGAATAAGATCCACTAGTAGTATTACTTTGAGATATATCTAAAGGATCACTAGCAGTAATACTTACTCCAGTCATATCTCCAGATCCAGTTCCAAAACCACTATCATTACTAAATTTTGATAAAGGTATGTCTTCAAATAAGATCTTTCTTTGAACCCCACCATCAAGGATCACAACATGATCAGCATCAGCAGTAATATCAGTAGTATCATCATTGAACTGAGTTAATTCACTTAGATCTATACTGATAGTTGATGAGTATGATCCACTAGTAGTATTTGTTTCACTAGAAATATCAATCCCAGTTCCACCAGTTAGATCAACACCAGTAATATCTCCAGTATTAGTAGTATATCCATAAGCCTCAATTTTTTCTTTAATAGCACCAGCAGACATTAAGTGATCATCAACATCATTAAACTCAGAACCAATATCAATATCATTAAAAGAATGACCACCAAGAGTTATTGATCCAGCAGTAGTAAATCCACCAGCAGTTATTGTTCCACTAGTAGTATCATTAGCATTATTTTTTAAAAATACATCATCTACATCAAATTCAGTTCCATCTAAAGTAATATTATTACCAGCAGTATAAGTAGTATTAGTATCAGTTGGCACAGCCCAAGTAAAAGTTCCATCACCATCAGATCTTAGAAATTGAGATGAAGATCCATCTCCAGATACATTCAATTCATCAGCACCTACTGAATTATCAGTAATAGTAGATGCATTAACACTATCTAAAGTAGCAAGATCTCCCAATCCTAAATTAGATCTAGCACCACTTGCTGAAGATGATCCAGTTCCACCATTAGTAATAGCAAGATCAGTTCCAGACCAATTATCATTATTCACACTACTAAGTATGGCTAAGGATCCTAAGCCTAAGTTAGTTCTACCATATCCTTGTTGTGTGCTATTTAAACCTTGACTACCAGTATCAATTCTTAATCTATTTCCTAAAGCAGTTGAAATAGTAGTTGAATAATTAGCATCATCACCTAAAGCACTAGCCAACTCATCTAAAGTATTTAAAGCACTAGGGGCTGAACTAACAATTCCAGCAACCTCAGTATCTACATAAGATTTAATAGATTGTTGAGTAGCCAATTTTACATCACTATTAGATGCAAAATTATTTTCATCTAAGATCCCAGTAATAGTAGTTGATGATCCAATTTGGAATGAAGTTCCTACTTTGACCTTATTAGTAGCAACATATAGATCACTAGCAGTTCCATCACCATCATACATGATCCTTAAAGTAGTATCTAAGCCTCCAGTTTCACCAGTATGGAATAATTGAACATACCCTTGATTTACTGGTGTATTCCCTATATTTGTATTAGCACTCATTCTATATCCAATTCTTTATATAATTTTCTATCAGTCATAGTTGATCTTTCAATGATCTGGATCCTTGATCTTGAGATCAATCTTTTAATTTTTGTTTTTGGATCACACTTACAATTAGATCCATTTTTTTTTAGATCCTTAGATGTTTTTAATTTAGGATCATTGATATTTTGCCAAACATCAAAAATCTCTCCACATCCACATTTATACTCATATATTGGCATCTTCCCTCCATTTTGAGCCTCTAAATGCCCCCTATATGCCATTTAAATTCTTTTTTAGTATCAATATAAGGGGCGATTTTACTCACCCCCTATATTCCTTATTTCAATTATCCTTATGGATTATTGAAATTAACAACACCTAATGCAGTATCACTTGCTCCATGAGAAAGAACTGCACCAAATAGAGTATCTGCAACTATTGAAGTTGCAAGATGGTCTATATCATAATTGGATTGAACTCTAGGTGCGATCTGTTGAGCAAAATACACACTATCTCTTTTGAAGATAGATGCAGTTTCGTCACCAGTTCCACCATCGTCATCCCAATCTACAGATGCCACTGCAGGCATTCCATAGACATTCATGATATTACCAGACACATTTGGATTTGCTCCGTCACCTCGCTTTTGGGCTTCAGTAAAATCCCCTAAAGACATTAAAGACATATATCCTGCTGGACTTGAATAAAGCCAAGTTTCTCCATCAGTATAATCATGCCCTGCATCTAGAAGTTTTTGAAGTCCAGATCTTAATAAAGCAGTAGTAAAAGTATTGTCAGCAGAAAGTGTTACATCATTACCAGTGCCACCTTGAATGACCCCTGCAATATAGTTTTCAACTTTCTTAGCCAAAGCATAACCCATTGATCTAGAATATGCATTGAAGAGATCCGCACTTTCTTGAACCTTTACAATATCATCTATTCTTTTAGCATCATAATGATGTTGATCAATAGTTAGATCTACTTTACCATCAGTTGTGTTAGTATATGTTACTGCTGTTCCAGCAGTTTTACTTGCCACTGTTTCTTCATCCACCTTAGGAATGTGCAAAATGTCCCCACCAGAACTCATCATTGATGAGAAGTCTAGGACTTTATTTCTTAGATCAAACTTTCTTTCAGCATAATCTAAAATTGCATCCCTCCAAAGTTCAGGGATGAAATTTTGGGCAGTTGTTGGTGTTACATTACCATCAGCCATTTTAAACCCCCTAGTTTAAATTGATTTATTTATCTATAACCCTCAACAAATTGTTTCCATAGTTTAGGATTTCTTTTGGCTTTCTCTTGATCTTCTTTTGAAAGATCTTTGAATTTAGTAGCACTAGCCCACTTACCAGAAGATGTTACTTCCTTACCACTTTCAATTTGTATTTTGGCATTTTTCAACTTTCCTACATGAGCCTCTAATTTATTAGTTGAAAGATCTTGATAGATCTCCCTATCCTCATCTGAAAGTTGATCCAGCAGATTTTCTCTTCGTTTTTGATCTAGCATTTGATAGTTTTCTACTATTGGTTTTAATTCCTCTACTTCAACTTTCTTGCTTTCATACAAAGATTTATATTCTTCTTTTTCTTCAAGTCTTTTTTGTTCTTGAAGTCTTTGATTTTCTTTGAGTTCTTTCAACTCAGCCTCTGCTGATTGTGCTCTTGTGCGATACTTCTTACTTTCTGCGATTAGTGATCCCACTTCATTATTATCTTGAGCAGACTGATCAACACTCTCTGTTTCATTTTCTACTACACTTACTTCTTGCTCTACTTGAGCATTTTTTTCTTCAGACATCTGTCCTCCCTTTTGTTATTTCCAATCTTTTATTTTAGCCAATTCTCTTTTAGCATTTGGACTTAATAAATTCTTTACCAAGAACTCAGCAACTAATTTTTTATTCTTAGGTCTAAGCCCTATGATCTTATATCCATTTGGTTTTCTATCCATATTGCCTTGAACTATATGACCATGATCATAAGTGATATATCCAACATTCTTCTTAGCACCAGTTCTCATCCCATCTTTAGTTCTTCCAGTTAAGATCATATTCACTCTACTTACTTCCCTATCAGTAGATCCAGCCACTCCCTTTAGCCTACCACCACCAGTAAGTTTATTCATACCATTAGCCTTATAGGTGGTATAATAATATTTTTTATCTCCAATATTTACTGGTGGATTACCATGAACATCACCACTAGATCTATAACCAAGATTTCTTTTATCATTCTGGAAGATCCCATTATTCATATCTTCTATGATCCTACCCTTAGCAAAATGGGCAACCATATTCATTTGAGATCTATTAAATCTAGTTATATCATGCATTGGCATTATAAATACCCCTTATCTATTTTATGATCCCTCATATTATTGGAACCCAGTCATGCCTACAATTATATCCACCTCTATCTGAGAACCCAAAGAAATCAGATCCATTAGCAAGACCATTGATCTCTTGAAGAGTAAACCCATTATTAGACATACTACCACTTAATACTCTTTGACAAGCATCTCTTGTTACAGCATCATTTGGTCCAACATAAATAAACTTCTGTTCTGGGAATTGTTCAAAGGCTTTGGCTTGAGTAGAATTACTAAATCTAGCAAAAGCATCTCCCAATAATGATTGAGCCTCTCTTCCACTAATCCCTTTACCAGCCCCAAATTGAATTTTCATACTCTCTATGATCACCCTATCTGATTGACCAGTAGCAATCCCTCTTAGCATAGCCCTCTTTAGATCCTTAGCATATACCTTTACACTATCAGCCAGATAATCCATCTCAAAAGCAATTAGATCATCCATTACTCTAACAGCATCCATAGGGATCCTAGACATTCTACTAGCCCCTAAAGATGAGAAGATCTGAGCCACTTCATCTTCATATTGACCCTGCATCCTAATTAAGATCTTATTATATCCCATTCTTTCTAATTGATCAAAGAAGTCTATTTCTTTAGCCAACAGCATGACCTCAGTATCAGTTAATTGAGTTCTAACTTTAAAGATATTCTCTATCTTCTTAAATAAACCCATCTGAAGATCTTTTAGTTCATCTATATACCAATCAGTTCTAGCCACCTATATTCTCCAATCTATCTAATAAACTATTACCAGTAGCCTCTTGTGGATTTTCTTGATCTAACTGATCTACTATTCCATTGATCTCATCTTCATTTAGATCTGGATTATGTTTTCTTAAGTAAGATTGCCTACTCTCTAAATTATTTTGGAAAGCCCAATCGTAATACTTGATCATTTCATCTTGGCTCATTGGTATTTCTCGTTCAGACATATCAATACTAAACTGATCACCCAACTGGATCCCACCAGATACTTCAACAACTCTTCTAGCAATATCAAATTGCTTTTTCTCAAAAGGTCTATATATTTGTTCAGTATCAGATCTTAAAGCATCCATTAGATCTAATTGACCCATCTTCTTAGATAATCCACTTTCTGATTGATCATTAGTCCAGTTGATCTTCACATTATTTGCTTGAGCAATACTATCAATAGCAAATCTTACACTCTCCATCATACCATTAATATCAGCATTAGGACTTACATATTTGAAATCTGAGCCTTCAGGTAAAACCAAAGCCTTGTCCTGCCCCATCTGGATCCTAGCCTCAGTATCCAAACCAGTAAAGGTTGGTTGCCCCAAAGCAAACCTCCCAGATAAACTCATCTCAGTAAGCATGATATTTACATTTCTCATACCATTTACTAGATCACTAGCACCCTCTCTAAAGAAATCTCTACAATAAGCATGGCGATGACCTATATTGAATGGAATAATATCACCATAAGGATTTCTATCATCTGGAACTAGAGAAGTGATCTTACCACTTTGAGAGATCATAAAATGCTTACCCTCCATATCAGCAGTATCTCTACTCCATACCATATACTGAGCCTCTTCTGATCTAGCCATATATTGACTTTCAGCCTGCCACATCACCATGAAAGGCTCATCTTCATTTGGTAAGAAATAAGGTGTAAAGAAATGAATAGGTCTATATCTTAAGATCTTAGCCTCTTCATCCCAGAAAGTATATAAGCCCTCAGTTCCTAGCAGATATACTAATTGTTCAAATTGTTTCATCACACTATCAAAATCCCCTATGATCTCATTATATTTATCATTCATCCTAGCAGGTTGATCTTGATAAACAAGAGTTCTTCTGGATATAATGTTTCTTACTAGATTGATATACATTGGTGGAACACTACTTAGACTATCACTATCAAAGAACTTCTCAATATCTTTTTCTAGATTGATGCCCTCATAATAATCTAATAATCTTTCTCTGTTCTCCATCTCTTTATCGTGTTGATCCTCAATCTTATCCATCAACACTTGGTGCAACATTTGTTCTGTTAAATTTGTTATGATCATGATTTATACCTCTTTAAATCTTCATATTTATCTTCTTCTTGATCTTCCCCACATATCATTCCATCTAGAAGATTGTTATATTCTTTAAGAGCCTTATTCAGCCTCTCATCTCTTCTTTTTTCTAGATTATAGCCCCATATTAACATTCCTGCTATAGAGAGATTAATACCCAGCATAAGCCCTACTATGAACTCTACCATTTGATACTCTCTACAAAGTTATTCATTAATGGAAACTTATATTCTATGGGATAACAAAGAGCATCTAAGTGGTGAGATAAAGTTTCAGTCTTTAATATTCTACCCTTATCTAAGGTGGTCATTTCTAGATCTCTTATTAAGTTTTTACATTTTGGATGAATGAATAAAGTTCTCTTCCCATTAGCATCTTGCAACTTCTTATTCAAAGCATTCAGTCTATCTTTCTGAGTTGGATTTCTCTTTCTACTGATAATAGTAAATCCTGCATCTTGCAAGATCCTATGATCAGATCTAGTAGAATTACTAGTCCTTGCTTTCCCTGCTGGATCTGGAAATACTGGAAGTCCTTTACAAATATTCTTCATTTGATCAGCCAATTCAAAAGTATTAGAGTTCTGTAGTCCAATCTCATCAAATACATAAACATCTCCATTAGTATATTCACACATCAATACAGCAGTCATATAACTAGCAACCCCAAAGTCCACACCCCAGTATTGCCTACTAGAGATCTCCAATTCTTTTACATGATGATCTCTATCAAAATTATAAGCACACACATTACTACTTACTTCAAAGGATCCTAAATATTCTTGTTTAAAGGATCTCTCATCCAAATTCTTTTTAGCACTCTCAATCTCTTCTTCTGGAATAAATCCACCCTCTAGAGTAGTGAATGACCATGATCTATAATCACTATCATCTGATTGACCTCTTACATATAGATCATAGAAGTGGTTCTGGATCCCATTTGGTGTTCCTACAAATAGGCACTTCCCTTGAGTTTCAGCCAACATAGGTTGAACAATCTCAGACCAAACATTAGGTTTCATATAAGCATATTCATCCAACACTACAGCATTACCTCCCTTTGATCCAAGACTAACACCTCTAAGGCTATCCTCTTTGTCAGCCCCCTTTAATTCTATTCTACCACCATTCTCTAGGATCACAGACAACTCACTCTCATTGATCTTAACTTGCCTTTCCTTAAAGATAGATTTAAGTAAACCCCAAGCAACCATCTTAGCCTGTCTATAAGTTGGATAGATGATCCATCTTCTTTCATTAGCCTTGATCTCATCTGAAA